ACAGAGCAGCCTTACTATCTCATAATTGTCATTGGCGAATGGTTTACGTCCAGTATATTCCGCGACTATGGAATCCGTGAACAAGTCGAAAACAAAGCAGGAGAACAACGAAGACGATTCCGCCTGATCATTGTCAACAGGGTCAACTCCTATGATGTACCGATGTGTCGGAATTGTTCCAGAACACGGCATCTCGAAGATTTCCAATGCGCCTTGCTCTGTATTGTCTACAGGCCATTTCCTGATAGGAACATCATCTGTCGCCCTAAACTGCACGTTTCCTCCTACATCCACAAGCGTTCCAACATAGACATCATCATAAGCACGCGGATCCATATCCAGTTGACGGATACGCTCGTTAAGCATCACCACCGGGAAGAAGTTAGACTTGACCTTCAGGATTGCCTCCGCAGGAGTAATAGGCATCTGAGCAATACGGGAAAGCAGTGAAGCGGGATCGCCGCCCTGTTTCACCATATACCGTTCCATCAGTATCTCCATCAATGCCGCTACGACATCAGAGTTCCCATCCTTGTCCATACATCCGGCACGGGAGATGTACGACGGAAAGAAGTAAGCAAATTTGCTCGATCCCTTACCGACTTTGTCGAACACATTTTCCAGGGCGTAGACTTCGTATGCTTCCGGATTGTACAGCATCGTCTTGATGCCGGAGAAATCAGATTCCTTATCACCGGCAGTACCGACAGCAATCAACTGGGCGAACACATTCGAGCCTTCCTTCACGGAGTCACGCACATTGTCCCAGACCTCCTTGAAGTTCTTATACGAACCCATCTCCTCGAAGTATATGAATCCTCGCTTGCCTCGAACCTTACCTTCATCATCCTTCACGGAGACAGCCATAACCGAATTCAACGAACCCTTTATGTTGCCGTTACTGTTCTTGTATCCCATGATCCAGGTCATCTCCGCTTGCGAACGCTTGACCATTAGTCTCGGGAATTCGGTATTCGCGGCACAGAAGTCAACCATCGGCGTGAACTTCGAAAGTGTACCGTCCTTCTCTGCGAGATATTCCTTCAGGTAGGCGGTAAGAATCGTGGTGACACGGCGTTTATTCTCGCCATTCTCGCCAAGAAGAAGGTTATGATTCATATCGCTAGCAATCGTGAAAGACTTGGCAGCTCCACGTCTCGCCAGTTCCATACAATGCAGACCAAGCATACGGGCCTGTTCGCGATAATGGTAACGATAGTAAATACCTTCCCAGAAGTCAGGGAAATCCTCGACACGGAGATAGATTCCAGATGTCTCAGACTTTCTGTTCAACATGATCGGAGAATAGTTCAAGAAGAAATACAGTCTACCAGGAATCCATTCTCCGTCAGATTCACGGACATATCCGTCGCGACAACGCCTTACTTCTTCAGTAAACCACTTACCATACTCGCTATTAGGATTTGAATTCGGCTTGAGAAAAGTGTAACATCCATTCTCCTGATAGAACTTCGCAGCAGGACGGAAATAATCCATATCCTCCAGAATGTGCGGATGCGTGATGTCAACAATGATTCTGCCTTTATCATCTCTTGGTAAATCTTTAGCCCTTGGCCTATCCTCGCGTACCATGTATTTGAGCATGGGTACAGTATCAATGAAGTCCAAGAATTGCTCAGCTACCTCGTCAGGGAACTGAGCAAGCCACGACTTTGTAATCGCGGTCTGGTATTGATTGGTGGGAATGATTACATTATCTTCCACTGCTACCGAACCCTCCTTCGCCACGTTCTGTTTCGTCAAGCGATTCTACTTCTTCAAAAGTAATATCCGGATATGGCAGAATAATCATTTGACCAATTCTGTCGCCTTTAGAAATAATTGCTTCTTTGCCAGACGCGTTATAAACCATTACGCCAATATCGCCCCTATAATCAGAATCTATGATACCGGTTTGAACAAACAGAGAACGCTTAACCGTATTACCAGAACGACCAACACACATTCCATAGAAGCCAATAGGAATACTCATTCTAACACCAGTTGGGACAATCTTTATTGAATCGGGTCCTATCGCCACGTCACTAGAAGCATATAAATCAAGACCGGCTGATTGCCCTGTTCCGCGAGAAGGAAGCGTTCCTTCTTCTGACACACAAACACCAACACGAACTGTTCGCCGAATTAACGATATAAATTCAAGTATTTTATCCTTTGGAAACGTAAACTTGAATGAATTAAAAGCATACGAGCACAAAACGATATTGCCTTTCTCGTATCCCTTGCTACTATCAATACGATCAATACTTACAAGGCGCAATTGTTCTGATGGATCAAACGACATTGGAATGCCGGAATAATAACATTTACCTTCCTGTTTATACCAAAGTTCAATCAAGTCCCGAGCAGATAATTCAGAAGAAAACGCTATACCACGCTTCTTTGCCGCAAGTCTAGAACGAGTAATTTTTTTACAGAAAAATTCAGTAACCTTATCTCTGTTTTTGTATGTCGGAATCATTTCTGGATGCTTATGAATATATTCTGTTCTACACGCTTGTGAGCAAAAATGTAGATTGGTTCTGCCAATGCGAGATGGCTTTACATAGTATTCTTTTCCGCACTCGGCACAAATACAATTATGCCCAATTTTTCTTCTTGGCAAATGAAGGTTATCATAATTTAGACAACCACAAGAGCGAGTATTGCCAGAAACAAGAGATGCTTGCAAGACATTCTTTTCATTTCCACAATCACATACACAACGCCAAATCTTACATCCACTTTTAGTCTTGCCAACTACTTCTAATGCAGTAAGACGGCCAAACTTCTGACCTTGAACTTCAGTCCATTTCATATTCTACACGTCTTCTCCGACGGCTTTGCTCGCGTTTCCTCTCGCTTTGTCATCTGTTTCAAAGTCTTTTGCCAATTCCTTCTCTGCTTCGATAAGCGCCTTGGCTAATTCCGGAACCTGCTTTAGTGCAGCGGTCATAGTTGAAACCTGATAAATCGGTCTGTCATTCTTGTCAAGAGCAAACAGGTCGAACTCGTTGAAAAACTTGCGGAGCTGCTCAATACCCTTACGCATACTTTCAAGAAGGATGGAGGCGGTGGTAACAGCCTGCTTGCGATAAACAGCCATCGCCTCCTTCAGAAGTTCGGAAGGTTCCCAGTCCTTACCGAGCCCTTCCTGGGCCTTGATCTCTGATGACCGCGCATCGTCATCCACGAGATACATGTACGAACTTCGCGGGTCGCACATGAACCAGAGATAGGATATCTGCTTCCAGAACTCCTCCTTCTTTTTGGATTTATCCTTCTGGAACAGTTCGCGGATTGGCCTGACAAGTAGAGCCTCATCAGCAATCTTGAACTCCATTCCGTCGTATTCAATCAGCTTCATACAAATCTTTCATTATTTCACGGTTAAGAATATCCATCGCAATCACGCTGTGGCTCCTCAGTATTTCCTGGTCAATTTCAGGCATATTGCGATAATAGATAAAACAAAACGGATAGGCGGCATATATATCTCCAGTCATTGCGAATTTAAGGCAATCAATCAGTCTCATGCAATTGCTTTCTTATAGCTTCGTAAAACATTGACAAGAATCTTTCTCCGCCTATAACTCCAGTGGCAATCTCCCACAATCCCTCTTCAATCTTTCTTGGGTAAGGATTCGTAGAAAAAAACTTGTTTCGCTGCTTCCTCTATCTGTTCGATGGACAAAGGTTTATATCTTCCCTTCATTCTGCTTATAAGTTTCCATCAGTTCCTGGCAAAACAAAGAACACTCGCGAGACACCTCTGTGAATAAATCAACTGGAATTTCCTCCTTGTATTCAGTAATTTTATCCCATATCCTGAAGATATGGCTTGCTGCCTCGCTGTACTTCATCGCTCGCTCTTGTTGTATTTGCCCTCTGACTTATTATAGCAATCTTGTAGCTGTCTTGTCGCGATAGAATTGACTCGAGTCGTAAGTACAGTGGGCGAAAGGGAAAGTGAACGCCTAGGATCGAATACGACTTGACCGACTGCGGGTTGATTTTTAATGCATTTCTCCTCAGACCAAATCATTCGATTTTCACGAACCAAGTAATCTATCTTGGTCATCGGGTCTAAAAGGATATCACTGTAGGAGTCCTCCTTCATCGACTTCATAGTCTTCAACGATATACTCGATGTCACGATCCTGAATGAAAAGATAGTCGATGCCGTCAATCGTTATCTTCGGAATCTCATATGCCCAGTTCAAGTCATCGGACTGAACATTCTCGGCAGCATCAACCTTACCGGGCCTATGCTGTGCGAGTGCGTATCTGCTGAAGTTTATCTTGACTACATCGCCTTCTTTGACATCACGGACAGTGCCGCCGACGGAATACACGAACTGATATGGGTTTAATGAGCCATCGCGCTTTCTCGTGTCAATGATAAGGCTTCCTTCTGAAGCATATTGTTCACCAACATACTTTCTTGCGGTGGTAATGACGCCCGTAAAAAGCGGGCGGACTTTCTTAATCTTGAATGCCATAATTAAATTTTGTTAAAAAGTGCCGGTGCGGATAGTGTATTTTTGTATAGCCCTTTCAGTCTGAATCCGTTTCCCCCGCTTCGGTAATTCGCATCAGCGTTTTTCCGGCACTGTTGTTAATAAAAATAGGGCAAGGTGGAATTTGAATCCACGCGTCCTTCCGAGACTATTATTGGTCATTGAAGTCATCTCAATGTAGGGGTTACTCCTATTTAAGACCATTCTTTAGCATATCCAATCTGCCTCTTGCCCTATTACTTTTTCGGAATGACCTGTCGGGCTGATTTCTTCCCATCCTGCCCGACAAGCCAAACGCGTTCATACATTTCCTTTCCTCGTTTCTTCTTCAGAGGAGGAGGAGTCTCACCGGAGAGAATTGCAGCAGCCGTGGATTCGATGTCACTCTGCGTTCTCCTGCTCCGGTAAGAACTCCTGGGAGCCATTTCTATTTGCTGCGACACATTGGCTCTCCACTTCAGATAGTTACTGTAAACCGGTCCAATCCTTCCAATGAATGGAATGTGCCTCACCTTGACATATTCTTCGAACTTGTCCTTCGAGAATATCTTCCTCGGATTGTCGAAGGGAAGAGACCTCGCATCGGCAAAAACAACCTCAAAAAACGACGCGAGGATTCTCTTCACTTCTTCCTCAGATACATCATGGCGTGAGGATATCTTCCTGTATCTCTCGTATTCCTTACGGTTCCTACCCATTGTTTATGGGATTGGACTTGGACGACCAGTCAAATACGATGCACAGCATAAATCTCGGGTCTTCCGTCATGTGCGGAATATAGACGCTGTTGATATGCCCGTCGACCAGAAACTCGGAAGAACGAAGCTTCCCGAGAATCATCTGGAAATGAGCTTGTGACATACCGAGCGACTCCCGCATATCCTTTCTCGAGTTCTGGGACCAAAGCACTTCGCGAAGAACTTCCGGATCCGGAATACTTTCCTTCAGCTTGAAGTACTGGATAAGAATCCGAGCCGCAACGTCCTTCTCCCGCGAAGACAGTTTAAGCGACGGGAAGAACTCTAGCAGGGCACGAAAGAACGAGGTTTCGGTGCATTTCTGTGCTATGAAGTTATTCGGCTTCATCGGGTTTCTCCTCGGGTTGCGCCTGGTTCATCGCCTTGTCAAAGGAATACAGAGCGTCTTCGATGTGCTTGCTGGTCCATTCGACGAACTTGTCATTGTACATCTCGGGATGCTCCATCACCTTGAACAGCATGCTCAAGAAGAACGATGTGTAATCGAATTCACGATTGTTCAGTGCTTCCATCGCCTTCTGGTATTCGGCGACGAGCTTCTGATACTGGAGGTGCAGTTCGCCGAATCTCTTGGCAAGTTCATCATAGGACAGCTTCGGCTGTCCGGGTTTTTTCTTTTCTTCCATAGTCTTACTCTTTAGAATGATATGTTATTTTCTTTTCTTAAGTCTTCGTTTCAGTTTAAGGGCTCCACTTCCTCGGGAAAGGGCCCAGTCGAACCATCGTTCGAA